TCCTGTAGTAATAATTAGCATCGTGGGCATGAATCAGACCAGCTTTTATTGCCTGCTCCTCAGCTTCGGCTTTGGTGGCCGTTCCGATGACTACTATAGTTGCTCCGGCCCCCTCGGTTCCATTGTTAGGAACCTGAATTACTTCTCCAATTTCATGAGAGTAGTGGGCAGCTCCTATCACATAACCGTAAGCGTCTTGAATTTCCTGCAGAGTCATCGGCGATCGCGCTCCTGATCGCTTTCTTCTTCTGGTCCGCTGGTGTAAGGTGTGGCCAAATGTTCATAGGCCGATCCGTACCCAGGGGGAACTGGCTTCTCGCGATAGGTTACGGAGCCGTTTGTGTTGTGAATTACCATGCTGTCCCCAAACGCCACCTGTTCGGCTACGTTTGACAGTAAATTATTGTAATTGCGTTGCGCCGTCCGTGTCGCTTCCCATTCGTCTGGTCTGCCGACGAAACCGCGCACCTGCGCGGCGGCAAGTGCTTTGTGATGGGCCAATTCCCACGGAGAAGGCATTGCCTGCATGGCTTTTGCAAGCCACGTTGGATAGCTGCAATTGGGTTTATGCTCCCCGTTGGTTGGTTCTCCACACTCTGCGCAACGGGCTTGCTGCATCAGGTTGGCTTGCCGATTGATCGCTTCCGGGTCATTCTGCTGAGCCTCCCATTGGCGGGCAAAATCAGCATTTGGGATATCGCTCACTCGGCTATACATTCGCGTAAAATCACCGATTGCAAGGCGTTCGTCCGGGAACAGGTTTCCGATTGAATAGCGCACCCATCCATCACGGACTTCTAAAATTCGTGCGTATGTCGGAGGCAGCTTGTCGGGGAAAGGATCGCCTTCGCGTTTCTCCGCAAAAAAATACCATGATTCTCCAACTACAGGAACAGGCCAAAGATCCACATGAATGGTATCCACTGGTGCACCGTCGATGTAGGGTTGTGAATCAATTTCGCCGCGGTCAAACAGCCAATCCATGAGCCAGAGCAGGCCAACGAAGCCGAAGACGATGATGCCGAACCAGAGGAGCGTCATTTCATTATTTTCCTTATCTCATCGGCCCCGAATTGCGGGTGCGGCATTCGGTTGACCGCATTGATAACGGCGATCAAGTCCAGTTCTTCGACGAACTGCGTGTATACCTGTAGCTCAACGCTTACGGTGTGATCCGGCTTGGTAACGTAACCGTACTCACTCTTGCCATCCTTGCCGCCAGTGTCTGAGATGATTTTGTACTCGGTATCGCCCGAGCGCACCTCTGACGCGGTTTTCTCGACTGTGATCTTATAGCTCATGCCGATGGCCTCTGATTTGCGATCTGGAGCTGTAGCGCAATCTCCCAGAGCGCTTCCAAGATCTCATATGGGACGGTTTCAGGGTCAAGAGAATTTATGAGCTTTTGTTTTTTGCGGATCTCTTCGTGAGTCATGCTGCCGCCTTGGGACGCTTAGCCGACGCGCGAATGGAGGCGTGACGCGTGAGCGGATCAATGCTCATCCCCACTTTCATCACGGTCCTGCTGGCATTCTCGGCGAGGTAGATCATGCTGCCTTCTTCCTGGATGCCAGCCACGCCCGAATAGCCTGTACAGCGAGCCAAGTCATCTTGATGCCGTTCTTTTCGGCGTAGGTCTGCATTTCATCGTGCGTCTTGTCGTCAATGACGATGGTTTTTGCCATGACCGATACTACAATAAATATTGTACAGTGTCAACCACTTTTCTATTGCAATCTACAAAATCTGCGCTATGATGAACTCATGCCAACCACACTAAGTTCTTTCTGGTACCTTAACTCGCAGGCGAGCACTGCCGAGACAGCGCTTTACTATTTAGATCACGACCTGGCGCTGGATCTCGCGATTCAGTTGATGGCGATTCAACCGGAGGTGTGGTACTAACATGCCAACCGACCTACTAGAGACAGACTTGAAACTGGAATGCGTTGAATGCGGCCGCGAGTGCGGCGAAGGCTTCGTAGAACGCGGCACAGGGCAGCGAGACCCAGAGACGGGCTATCAGGACTTGGAGATCATCTGCAGTTTATGCAATGCAATCGAGCACGGCCTCTGTGAGTCGTGCTGCCGCGAAGAGGGCACGTGCGTTGTGGACGATCAGCGGCTCTGTTCGTCCTGTGCGGACGATGCCGACATGCCGGAAGATATGAGCGAAGGATGGGATGGTGAGTGAAGCGAGCAAAACGAGAGGACACAATTGAGCATGGCGAAGCCAATTCAGATTGCAGTTTCTTTGACACGTTCAGCAGATGAGCAGCATGGACAGCAGACTATTGTAGTTCTTACCGATGATGGTCGAATCTGGGAACAGCGCGATTCCGAAGAATCCGGCTTTGTGGAAGTTCGCGGCCCTTGGAACAACAAATGCTGACCGTTGAACCTCGGGGCACGTTTCTGATGCTGGACGCTTCGCACATGGAAGCGCTGCGCATCGATCCGAAGGAGATCATAGCGGGATTCTTCGATCACGCTGAGCGCGTGCAAATCGGCACAGTAAGGATTGTGGAAAATGTCTGAAAGTAAGCGAGACGTGGTGCGTTCGATGATGATCCGGCGCTCGAAAAATGCGATTGCGCAGCAGATCGCTGTCATGTCAAACAGAGAGCACGCGGAAGTTATACGTCAAAACCTGAATGGCATCTCTACTTGCATCGGGTGGGAAATAGCTGAAGAATATGCATTCCTAGAACTGGCCGACATTATGGAATGGAAACGTACGCGGGTACGCCGATGAGAAGCGCTACTCGCAAGAAAACCGGAATCAACGAAGCCTACAAGGCATGGATACGTAGCCTGCCGTGTATTTGCTGCTGGGGGCCAGCCGATTACGCAATGGTGTTGGAAGCGGGGATGCGTTTCAACGCTGGCCAAGTGATTTGCACGGAGGCGGCGCACGTCGGAGAGCGCGGGATTTCGCAGAAGTGCCCGGATGAAGAAACGATACCGCTCTGCGGATTCGAGCACCACCGAGAGGGCAAGTTTTCCGCTCACAAGCTCGGCAAAGGATTCTGGGCTCACTGGGGACTGGATAAAGAGAAGCTGCTTGCGGAACTGAGGCAGCAATTTGAAAAGGAGAACAACAGATGAAAGCAACAATTTCAGCGATGGGCGGGCGCGTCTCATTAGAGATGGAGGGCGAGAGCCCTAAGGCCCTGTTTAAGAAACTGGCATTGGTGCAGGAGATTTTCGATGCCGATCAGAACTGCGGATGTTGCGCTTCTGAAAACATCAAATTCCGAGCCCGGCAGGTGGATGATTTTGAGTTCTTCGAGCTCGGCTGCGCGGATTGTTTCGCGCGTCTCCAGTTCGGCCAACACAAAAAAGGCGGCGGGCTGTTTCCGAAGCGGCGCGATGAGGATGGCAACTACCTCGACAATCGTGGCTGGTCGAAGTACGAGAAAAAGGAAGCCAAGGAACCCTGGCCGACCGGCAAGGATCGGCAGCGCGAAGAAATCGATAACGATGACGTGCCGTTTTAGAGCTTCGCTTGCGCCTGTTTGATCCTCTAGCATTCAGGCGCGGCAAGGACCCCAGCGCTTCGTACCAAGGCGTAGGTTCCGCCGAGCAGATCGTGGCGCTGGGGATTGAGATTGAAAAGGAGAAACGATGAAAATTTACACTATCTGTATCGACGAAGAGCGCGGGCGGTACATGGCTTTCAGCTCAGAAGATCCCCGTTGTCGTGAGTTCTCTAGCACATCAGAGGAGGAAGCTGCGGGGAAGTTCGTGATTATGCATGGTGTTGAAAATATGGAAGGTGTTGAATCCATAGATATTATTGAGATCCCAGATAAAGCACCACGCAAACCGCGCAGCGACAAGGGAACGAAGCGCGAGGCGGAAACGCAGGGCGCAGACAATCCGCAGATCAAGATCATGGAGACAAAATGAGCTTTGACATATTGAATCGTTGGACGAAGGCTCTGATGTACCACAGTGAAGATTGCAGCGAGCTTGGTCCTACTGTGATTCAGGCAATCGCTAAGCGCGCGTACCTCCAGGGCGCGTACCTCCGGGGCGCGTACCTCCGGGGCGCGTACCTCCAGGGCGCGGACCTCCAGGGCGCGTACCTCCAGGGCGCGTACCTCCGGGGCGCGTACCTCCGGGGCGCGTACCTCCGGGGCGCGGACCTCCAGGGCGCGGACCTCCGGGGCGCGGACCTCCGGGGCGCGGAAGGTATCACTGCTAAAGTGCTGCAAATCGGTGGATCGCGCGATTGGATTGTTGTTCGCCAAATTGGGCACATCACAATCGGTTGTGAACATCATCCGCTGATCTGGTGGGAAGAGCACTACGCGGCAGTTGGCAGGCGCGAGAAATACACCGATCAAGAGATTGCGGAATATCGTGCTCACATTGCAACGTGCCGAGCGTGGATGGAACTGTACGGACTGCTGGAGATACCGGCATCGGTAGAGGCGGCATCGTGAGTGCGTCACTGTTCGTAATCGAGCAATCGCTTGTCGACCTGGAGGAATTGCGCACCACGCTGCTCGACGAAGGCGACACCGAAGCCGTTGCTGTGGTGGATCAACAAATCGCGGAGTGGCAAGATCGATCTCCCGCGAAGGTGGCGAGTTCGCTGGCATTCGTTCGCCAACAGGAGAACACTGTTGCGGCGTGTAAGGTGGAAGAGGAGCGCATCAGGGCAATACGGAAACGCGCCGAATCGAACATTGATCGTTACAAGGCGTACGTATTGGCTGTGATGCAGCGCTTTGACATCAAGGAACTGAAGGCCGAGAAAATCGGTGGTTTTCGGCGGCAATTGGCCGGCGGCGTTCAATCGCTGGAGATTAGCGATCCGCTGCTGGTGCCCGAGGGGTTGCGTGAATACACGATTAAGATGCCGGGTGATGCGCTGATCTGGCTGGAGAAGTTCCTCGAATATTCCGAGGCACCGAAACATCCGCTGGTGACGCAGGCTGTCAACGCGGCTGTAGGAGTTCCGGACAACAAACGCATCCGGGAAGCGATCAAGGAAGGCGCGAAGTCGTCGGCCTTCAGGTTGCTTCCCCGTGGCGAGATTGTGAAGGTGATCTGATGCAAATCCTAGTGGAAATCTTCGTATTAGCGGCTATAGCGCTCTGGGGAATGCTGTTCCTTCGTGGGTATCCGTCTACAGGCAAGCGCTTTGCTCTCGCTGTCTACCGGCACTGCAAGCGCATTGAGGCTATGCAGGACATCTCCAAGGCCCAGGTCAATGAAAGCTGGATGCGGGAACTGGAGAGCGGCAAATGACCAGCAGGCGTAATCCTCGTGCAGATGGCAACCAGACGGCCATCGTCGGCGCTCTACGTCAGGCGGGATGCGCCGTACAGTCCTTGGGCAGGGTCGGCAATGGCTGTCCTGACATTTTGGTTTGCCGCGGGGAGCAACTTTGGCTGATGGAGCTCAAGGATGGCACTTTGCCGCCTTCCAAGCGCAAGCTGACGGCCGCGGAATACCGATTCCATGCCAAGTGGCCGGCTTATATTCCGATCGTGCATAGCGTTGCGGAAGCTCTGGCAGTAGTGGGCGTGAAAACTTCGGTGTGATTATGGGCTTCCCTCCGCATTGGTTTTGGGTGTATGATGGAAGTGCGTGCGAGAGTGCGCAACGTCGGATTTGCTCCCGGCGTTATCGACAACGAGGAGCCGGACTGCACCCCGGCTTCCTCAGAATGGTGCAGAACATGAAAAACATCGGCGCATCCGCGCCACGTAGACTCATTGGATTTTTGATTGGAACACGTTGCGAGGGATACAGCCGTGCCCGAGCTGCCACTGCTATAAGCGCCAGCGCGTCGACGGTCGACAGGGCGCTGCGAGTACTGCTTAGGTGCGGAGCAATAACGCGTCATCACGGAGGACGGTCTACACCGTCTAAGATACGTGTTATCATATCGATAACCGAGTTTTTGACGCGTTATAAAGAACTGACGCGTTATGTTGGCAAAAGTGACGCGTTAAGACTTGAAAGTGACGCGTTATCGGGCGCATATAATCTTAAGGTAGAAGACAAAGAAAGACAGCCTCCTCAGATGGAACAGGTGGGCAACCACCGAGAACATGGGCAATCATCTATGGGCTCTGTCTGGACGGCGCAAGAACGCGCGCTGTACGCTCGCTTCCAGCGGGAGTATCCATTCGCATCCCCGAGTCAGTTCGCGGCCTACAGGCGCGATTGTGAGGCAGCGGCATGAATGTCTTGATCGATCGCCTATTGAAGTACAGTGGTTTCCGTTGGGACCCCAGTTCTTTTGCTCCGATGGTAGGTCTGATCCAATCTCGACCAGCTATTGAGCAGTTGCAAATGGCGGATGCAGCGCGAGCAATGAAGCTCTACGATTTCGAGAAGACGGTTTATTGGGGAATCATCAGCGGGGCAATCGTTAGCCGTGACAAGCGATGTCGGAACTGCGCCTATCCTGCTAGATTGACGGTTCACCACGTCACCTATGTAAATCTCGGAAGGGAATGGGAGCACTTGGACGATCTTGAAACCCTTTGTTGGAGTTGCCACACAGTTAGGCATCCACATTTGTTGAAAGAGGCGGCGCGCGGTGCTATGCGCAAGGTTCCGAACATGACTTTGGATGAGGCGATGAGGGCGGAGAGCAAAAAGGTGCAAGATCGCCGATTGAACGCGGCAAATCACAGGCACTTGCGAAGCCCATATGATGGACCAGGCGAATTCTGATCGACAGAGGAAAACAGCATGACAGGCAAACGAGAGCATTCGGCAGGCGGGTCAAAGCAAAAGGAGGCAAGTGAATGAGCATCGAATACGACGGAGATGCAATTTCTGAAAGCGAATGGGCTGCGGCTGAACGCGAGGATGAGGTGTGCCGAATGTGTAACGATTATCCGTGTCGCTGCCTGTATGACGATGATCCTAGCGATCCGATGGGCGATAACGCGGAGGCAAGCAAGTGATCAGCGAAGCGAAACTGCGGGAGATTGAGGCGCGAGCGGAAGCGGCGACTCCGGGGCCATGGGAAATTGGTGTTGCTGTACATGCTGGTGTTGTGGCTTTCAATGGCGATGACATCTCCTACGTGTGCGCTACTTCTGATCGTAATAAGCCGTTCATCGCTGCCTCCCGCACCGACATCCCCGCGCTCTCCAAGGCGCTCAGGGAAGCGGCGGAGATCATCGCGTTTCTTTCCGAGAGAGATGCTGAACGAGATCCAGAACTTGAGGAGCTTTGCGTTCCGTGGATGCGTGAATGGCGTGGCGAGAGCGAGAAACAAGGGGAGGTATGAGCGAAAACATTCAGTGGAAGCATTTGGTAGTTCCGGCGAACATCAGGGCCGATAGTAAAACCGCAGTTGGTCAGCTTGCCAAAATCGCAAGATCATATTTTGCTGACGAGTCGCAGCCGTTTGAGTTCACATGTAAACAGTGCAAAGTTGTAACTCCGGAGGCACACATGCACAGTGAGTGGAAAACCGCCACGTGTTCAAACTGCTACTCGGAAAGAATGTATGTTTCTAAGGTTAGATTGACGTACTACAACTGGGGAGAACACAACGGCGGGGATGCGGAACTGATAGATAGACACGAAACTGGGCGAAATATGCTCCTAGCGCGAACGCTGAATACCCGAACGACGGTCCGCGATGAGGGGAGCGCCAATGCAGTTAAATCAAATACCACGGAAAAGAAAGGATCTTGATTGCATGAAAACTCCATCAAACATTTGCCCACTAAGTAGTATGTCGCATTCACCTGCAATCGTCAGCAGATGCGGAGGACCAACGCCTGAGGAACTGAACATCTGCGGGATATGCGGCTCCGAATTAACGATGGTTCGTGGAGTCTGGATTGCGATAAGCGACGAGCAAGCCGATGCGATCCGAAACCCGAGCGGGCCATCAACTGAGCAAATGATTGAAGCGCTAAATCTGGCTGGCTGGAAAAAAGAGGGAGCGATGACATGGAGATCACCTAATGGCGGACTGTTTCGCGGGCCTGCTGGAGCATGGAATGTGATGCAAGAGTCTGTATTGAAGATTTCATGCTCCAATTGCAAACAGCGCGTACCGCAGATTTGGGACGCCAACGGCGACAGATGGAAGGTAGCTGTACACCTTTATCGCGGCAAAGAGTGCCGCATGAGTGAAGCAAGCATAGTACCCAATGGTGGCCAAATTCCTGAAACGTCGAGGATGCCGCGCTAGATGATCACGGAAGAGAAAGCCTGAGGCATGAGCGATTCGCTTCTTCACGTCGTTAACTTCAGCGGTGGTCTGTGCTCATTCTGGGCCGCGCATCGCGTGAAGGAGCGGTATGGCACCGAGAACATGATCCTGCTGTTCGCTGATACATTGATCGAAGATTCGGAACTGTACGAGTTCAATGAACAGGCGTCGGCTATTCTGGGTGTCCCGATAACGCGAGTGTCGGTAGGCCTAACGCCGTGGGAGTTGTTCCGAAAAGAAGGATTGATCGGAAATTCTCGCTTTCCGATTTGCTCTGTACGCCTAAAACGGGAGCCGCTTGACGATTGGAGTTTTTCAAACATTCGCACGCTCGGTGAAGAGCAGCAGGAGAGATTTTGGGATGACGGGCGGAGTCCAGCGATACACTACGTGGGCTTCGATTGGACCGAAGGGCAGCGTACCGCTGACATTCGCCGTGAGAAACCGTGGTGGAGATGGGAAGCTCCGATGCAGGAAGCGCCCATTTGGGATAAGTGCCGCATGGAGCGCGAGGCTTCGGCGCTTGGTCTAAAGATTCCACTGCTGTACCGGCTTGGTTTCCCGCACAACAATTGCGGCGGGCGCTGTGTTCGGGCCGGAATCAGTCACTTTGTTCATCTTCACGAAGTACTGCCTGAGCGCTATCTCGAATGGGAAGCCGAAGAGGCGATCACTCGCGCAGACTTCATCACGCGCGGAATCGAACCGTTATCGGTGCTGAAAGATCGACGCGGCGGGCAGACTAGAAATCTGTGGCTATCCGATCTTCGTGAGCGCATTGAATCGGGCGAGCAATTTCCCGATAACGACTGGGGAGGATGCGGATGCGGCGGAGCTACGCAGACCGTACCAGAGATGCACGCGGGAGCGCTACAGCAGTCGGCGGCAATGGCGATGGCCGAAGCGCGCCCGCTCCAATCGACGGCAACAGAACGCGCTGACGGAAGCGCGAAAGAAGTAGACACTGATTAACAGATTTTGAAAGGGGAACCATGCAACCACACGAAGAGAGAGTAGTCGCCGAGCAAGAAGAGCTTGCTAAGAAGCTGGTCAATCTGCGCGACTTCATCAGATCGAGCGCGATCTTTAAGGACCTTGCGAGCGATGAGCAGGCGCGGCTAAAGACGCAAGAGTTCCACATGTCGATGTACTGGCGTGTGCTCGGTGATCGCATCGCGGAATTTCCAAAGTAAACGGAGTGCGAAAGAAGTAGCAGTAGATCCTCCGAAAGGGGCACGAACAGAATGCTGATGATCGTCTGTGTTTGCAAGATTTGCGGTAATGTTGGGCCGATTGGACGGAATCAAAGCCACGCAGAGCAATTTGCATTGCAGCTTGGTTGGTCCATTGTTAGGCAGCGTGGATTGAAACCGCACTCCAGTTGTTGCCCGCGATGCATTGGCAAACAAGCGAAAAAGATGACAAGCGAAACTCACTTCTCACAAGGAACAGAATGAGCGAACAGAGGTCGGCGGCGTCGATTGCGGCGGAGATCGCCAAATTCCGCTGCAGTGCCGGTATTGAGACAATGATCGCCGAAGCGATTAAATCGGAACGATACCGAGCGCGTGCAGATGCTGACAGGCGAGTAGCTGAAGTGCTGGAAGCCTACAGCAAACGACCGACGCGGGAGGAATACGATAAGGCGCGTGCAGATGTGGCGGAACTCCGCGCCAAGTTGGACCAAGTTGACGATGTGCTGATGTTGGATCACATTGCAGCGGTTAACGGGGATTATCGGAAAGCACTGCATGAGCTAGTGTCGTTTGAGATTCAAATCCACGATGATCCAGCGGTATCGGAAATTGCAGCAAAACGCAAGGCAGATGTGGCGGAACTGCGCGCCGAAGTAGATCGACTTCGAGAGCATGGATACGTCCGTGATCAGCAGGTGGCGGAACGCGATAAAATACTCTCGGAAATTCGCCAGCAAGCCGACGAACTTGGGGAGAGATATGGAATCGCGGCGGCGGGACCGGGCCATGAGTTCACGGCAGCGCTTGTGTGCGGAATCGGAGACAAGGTATCGGAGGTTGTGGCGGAACTGGTGGAGGCGTTGCGACGATTTGTCTTCAATCAATCCGAAACCAACCCCGACAAGTTTGAGGCCGAGAATACCAGAGCAGTAATTGCGGCGCGTGCCGTCCTTGCCAAGCACTCCGAAGCGCAGAAGGTATGAGCAATACCCAAAAGATGCCCTGGCCAGCAGGCGGATCGTGGCCGCATCAGTGCAAATGCTGTTCCGATAGCGGGATTGAAGGCGAGGAATTGCCGCCACACCCCTTTGCGCGGCGGCACAACTACTGCGGATGTCCAGCGGGCGTCAAACTTCGCCAGACGGATGCCGACGCGATGGTGCGCGGGCTAGCTGGGCTGGTGGAGCAGGCAAACGAGAAGCGCGAGCGGATTTTGGGGCTGCAATGATTGACCCGCTGGCTGCGAAGGTGCTCTTGAATGCGCATCGGCGACATCCACAGACGGACATTAACAGCCGCCGTGAGAAGGCCGAGCGCCGGCGAATCAAGAACGAACGGGCCGCAATTGGACGCAAGGCATCGAAGGAGGCTCGCGATGGTCGGGCAAAATGGCCAGGGGACGAAGAGCTGCAAAAGGAGCGGGAAGCAAGCGCTAACGTAAAGATTCGATTGACGCGAGAGGATATTATGGGACAGCATGGACAAGGATTCTGAATCATGGCCAAAAAAGAATCGTACCCGTATCAGAAGCACAGCGACACCAGCAAAGCTGCCGCCGATGGAGTGGTAAACGCTGGGACGCAGCGGCACACCATTCTTGAATGGCTTCGTGAGCACGGGCCGGCTATAGACGAAGAGATTCAGGATGAACTCGGGATCAACCCCAATGCTGAGCGACCGCGGCGTGTGGAGTTGAAAGACTTCGGATTCATACGGGATTCGGGCAAGCGAAGGCTCACCAAGAGCGGGCACTGGGCGGTATTGTGGGAGGTGGTGGAGCAGCCACAAGCCGCAGTGAATGAAGCGGTAGTTGCTCAAGGTAGCCTATTTTGAGCGGGCAGCGGCGAGAAACCGATACCGGCTCAACAGCGATCGTGTGGAGGGCTAAATGAAAGTGGACGAATTTTGTGATGAATTGGTGGTGGCCGCCTCAGACTTCATTGATGCTGCGCTGGACGATCACGAGGGGCCTACCGTTTCCAAGGAATTCAGCCAATCGCGGCAAAAGCTGGTGTCATTGATAACGCAGTGGGTGCGGGGCGACGTAGCGCGAACGCTCAACACCACGACTACAGACTGCGATGAGGGGAGCGCCAATCCAAAATGATATGGGAAAGAAAATGCGCAAGATGTGGGTTTGTGCGGAAGTTTAGCGGACCAGTGGCACTATTGCCTTGTCCTGGCTGCATCAAGCGGTTGGATACTCCAAAACCGCCTACACAAATGACAAAAGAGCAAGCACTTAAACAGCTTCGAGAAGCGCGTGCAGAATTGATTCACGCTGATGAATGGATATTCTGTTACGGGCAACAGGCTGTAATTTTAGGAATGGCCACGAGGCTTAAGATTGCGCGCAAAGAGGCCTACAATCACTGGATAGCGGCAGTGCAAACCTTCAATCAGATTGTGAGGGGACAATGAGAGTACTCTGCTCGAGGTGTGGCTGCGTAGAAGAAGCGCATTTTAAAGCAAACAAATACGTTTGCGCGAAGTTCTCGACAGCAGCGAGCGGCAAGTTTTTGGATTTGATGAAGAAGCTGCTAGCCCAAGGTCGACCTAACCGCAGATTGGCCGAAATCGAAGCTCAGTATTTGATAGGAATGAAGAGGGCGCGATGACGATTGAACTTAACATGCTGAAGCGTATCCGCGTAGCGTTAGCGGACGGATTGACTGAGATCGACGAAGCTCTAACGCGTTCAGGTTCGCAGGAACATGAGGAGTATCACAATCGTCCGGCGTGGCGCGGGATTAAGCAGGCTATCAAGGAAATAGACATGGTACTTGCAGAATCAAAGCTTTAGGAGTACGATTGAATTCGCGAAAGAATCAATTGTAATCAATGGCGGGAACTGGTGGAAAGCGAGAAGGTGCGGGTCGCAAGACTGGCGTTAAAAACATCGACAAGAAGTCCGTCAAGGAACGGCTGGCCCTACTCGGCTGTGACTACGTGGGGTATCTCTCGGCCGTCATATGTAACAAAGTTCCTTGCAGGGTATGCCGCGGAAAAGGTAAGACCAAATTCCAACCGGCCAACAGTGAGCGTTTCCAAGGCGAAAGAACCTGCCAAAGCTGTTGGGGATCCAAGCTGGAGAGAATATCCCCTGAGCTTGCTGTGAGTGCGGCAGTGCAACTGATGGCGCGTTGTGAACCCCAGTTGAAGGCGATTGAGTTGAGGGGGGAACTGGATATCACCTTAAAAACAATGGCCGAGAAGATCATCGCAGCCCGCAAAGCGCGAATGCTTCAGCAATGAAGATCTCACACCGATTCAAGAGGATGCTGCTCACTAGCATTACCATTTTGGTGTTTCTGCTGGTGGCTTGGTTGGCTGGCAGGTATGCGCCGTGACTGAAGTGGCAGAAGAACTCGATTTAACCGTACAGGCCGGTTTGTACTGGGATAACCCGCTCGGCTTCGTTCTGGACTGCTTCGAATGGCCTCACGGAGAAGGCCCTGATGAGTGGCAGCGCGAATTCCTTGAAGATTTCGGTAGCTCGATTAGAGCGCGGTCTTTCGATCCCACTGTGCCCGAGCCGGTTGACCCGGTAAGAATGGCGGTCGCCAGCGGGCACGGAATCGGGAAATCGACGCTGATGTCGTTTGTTTTCTGGTTCATAATGTGCACCAGACCAAACGCTAAGGGACGCGTCACGGCGAATACTTTCAGCCAGCTCGAAACAACAACTTGGGCGGAAATTCAGAAGTGGGGTAAGCGCTGCCGATTCAAGGATTGGTTCGAAGTTGGGGCTTCGAAGATCTATCATAAGGAAAACAAAGAGGGTTGGTTCGCGGTTCCACTGACATGCGCCGAAGAAAACAGCGAGGCATTCGCCGGCCAGCACAATCGCGAGTCTACCAGCTTCTATCTGTTTGATGAATCTAGCTTGATACCTGATACGATCTGGGAAGTTGCCGACAATGGGCTAACCGATGGTGAGCCGATGTGGTTCGCATTTGGGAACCCCACGCGCAACACCGGCAAGTTTTATGAGGCGTGCTTCGGAGATTGGCAGCATCGCTGGAATGCGCGATCGATCGACAGCCGAGACTGTAAGTTCCCGAATCACCAGCTACACGAAGAGTGGATTGCGGATCACGGACTTGAGTCAGATTTCGTCAAGACCAGAATTCGAGGGTTGCCGCCATCTCAAGCTGAGGGGCAGCTCATTAGCCGTGAGTTGGTGCAGGAGGCGCAGCATCGGCGTGTGGAGTCGCTGATGGATGAGCCACTGGTGGCCGGCGTCGACGTTCCTGACGGTGGGTCGGCATGGTTTGTGGTGCGATTTCGCCGAGGGCTGGATGCTCGGCCGGGGCCGCGTGTACCTTCGCCTATCAGAATGGCTGGTTCGAAGGTGGATCGTCCGCAGATGATCGCGGTTTTGGCTCAAGTACTCAGCGAACAGCATCCCGACAAGTTTGTGGATGCTATGTTTATCGATTCAGCATTCGGAGCGGCTATTGCAGAGCGGCTTAAGTCGTTGAAATACGAAAACGTTCATGAGATCAGCTTCGGTGGCAAGTCACCGGATGAGCGATTCGGCAACATGCGGGCGTTTATGTGGGGCAAGCAGCTAAAGGATTGGTTGAGCAAAGGCGGAATCGATCCAGAGGATAAGAATTTGGCTCGGCAGTTGTCGGCACCGGGGTTTCACCTGAAAGTTGGCGGCGATGGGGCGCTGATTGTCGAGAGCAAGGCTGATATGGCTAAGCGTGGTATCCCGAGTCCGGACGACGGAGACGCGTTGGCGCTTACTTTCGCTCGCGCAGTGGCCAAAAAGGAAAGAGCGCAGGTTGTTGAGCACCAACAGAGACACAGTCCGGACGCATGGATGCGTAGTATTTAGCGAGAATTGGAGTATACTGCCTTCGATGGGTAAACAAGACTCAAAATTTGACCACTTGCGCCCGCGCATCGACGTAACTGAGTTTACGCCATACTACGAAGATCGCGTCATGGTGCGGCGCATCCCGCAACCGGTTACGGACGGCTCGCTTTACCTACCCGATAAGCGAAACACGATCGGCGAAGGCGATTACGACCTGGTTGGCTTGCAATTGGGCGAGGTTGTAGCGCTCGGGCCAGGTTCCTCGGGGATCTGGAAGGATGGGGAGATTCGAGGGCACGGGGAGCACGCGCAACAGCAGCCTGGATATCCCAAGGCCTTCAAATCTGGCGGGCGGTTGCCGTTTCAAGTGAAGATTGGCGACAAAGTACTGTATCATCGAGTTCACACGAACGAAGTGGTACACGAAGGCGAGACGTACACGCTGCTATTCGAAGAACAGAACATCTTGGGGATTGTGGAAGCATGAACTCAAACGGAAATATGATCGTCGACCGCACCCGCGCAGTCTCGGGGCACCTGATTGAGCCTTCGGGATCTTCGCCGTTCTTCGGATGGCTGGATTCGCAAGGCGGATTCTGTACCGTTCGCGTCGAGAATGTGATGGCGATTACGCCGGCGGATCGCAGCGACCGGATGCAGGTGATCCTGGGCACCGGACAAAGCGTTGCTCTGCCTGTCGAAGATGGGTTGCGGCTGATGAAGCGGTGCGGCTGGACCGAAGGGAAGAGGATTCAAACGTAATGCCCCTCAAAAAAGGAAAATCAAAGGCTGCGTTCGTTTCGAACGTCAAGACAGAGCTCGCGGCCAATAAGCCGAAGAAACAGGCGCTCGCTATCGCGTATTCTCAGCAGCGCCGTTCGGGGAAGCGGACGAACAACGCTCTGGAGCGGGCGGCGGGCTACTGATTGCTCACGATATTCAGCCTCCAGCGCACGCTGCGCTTCTCGGATCGCGAGACTGACGTTACAGGCCATGACGTAAAGATGAGCACTTTCAACATTATGCTACAGATCCGAGGGAATTTGTGATAGCATTCCAATAACCGTGAGAGGCGCACGCCCCGGCTTGGCTGATTCCTTCCGATTTCCCACCGCCGGGGCGTCAAAAGTTGTGGTCCACGTCGTGATGACGTTGAATGTCAATAGAACGAGACGAAAGCTTTTTCGATAAGGCGCAGCGGCGATTCAAGGCCGCTGTCGACGCTTGGAAACCCATCTATGATGAGATGGACATCGATCTCAAGTTCGCCACCGGCGATCAATGGGACGAAGCGGTAAAAACCAATCGTGAAACGCAGCAAGGCCGTCCTACACTCACATTTGACGTTCTCCACACCAACATTCAGGTAGTCGCGAACAAGATCCGACAGGACAAGCCAGCCATCAAGATAAGTCCGGCGGGCGGCGGTGCCAAGCAGGAAACCGCGAAGGTCTATGCGGGCATCATTCGACACTGGAATTACCTGTCACAGGGCGATATCGCCCGCGACACGGCTTCGAAGTATCAACTATCCGGCGGAATAGGCTTCTATCGCGTTGCAACTAAGTACGTTAACCCAGATCCTTCGCCAGATGATGCCGATGCCTTTGATCAGGACGGAACGACCGAATGGATTCGTGACCCGAAGTCGGTTTACTTCGATCCAGATGTGGAGCAGCCGCAATTTCAGGATGCCGGTTACTGCTTTATTATCAAGTGGATGTCCTGGGAGAAGTACAAGGACAAATATGGCGATCGATCCGACGCGAGCTGGGAAACATGGGACCAATCGGCACCTCTTCTGCGGCCGTGGGCCAACGAAAAGGAAATCGCAGTAGCGGAGTATTGGCACAAAGAGGAAACCGAATCTAAGATCACGGTCAAGGATAAGGAGCGCGTCAAGACCACCACCGTTGTGAAGCAGGACTTCATGAACGGAATTGAGGTGCTTTCGTCGACGGAATGGCTTACAGACGACATCCCAATCATTCCGGTGCTCGGTGAGGAAACCATCGTAGAAGGCAAGCTGAAGATCGCAAGCCTGATCCGCTATGTGCGCGACGCGGCGAAACTTCGCAACGGATACAAGTCGGCGATTGCGGAAAACATCGGACTCACGAACCGAGTGCCCTACACCGGTCCGCGCGGCATGTTCAAAGGCCCTGGGTGGCGCGATGCTCACCTGACAAACCCTGCATATCTCGAATGGGACCCGGTTTACGATACAAACGGACAACTCATCCCGGCCAAGCCTGAGCGAAACCCCATTGAGCCGGCTGTTCAGGCGCTCACCGAATCGGCGGCGGTTGAATCGGACGACATCAAGTCTGGAATGGGTATTTTCGATTCGAGCATTGGGGCGGCCAAGGCCGAATACAGCGGGGTTTCCGTTGAGCGGCGCACGCAGCAGGCTGATATCACGAATTTCCATTTCAGCGACAACTTGACCCGCGCAATGTGGGTTGAGGGCAATATCCTGCTCAAGCTCATCCCGAAACTGATCGACACGCCGCGGGCGATGAAGATCATGGATGAGGATGGCACGATTTCGGAAGTTGCTATCACGATGGCTCTGAATGACGGCGAGCCGCCGATGGTCGATGGAATCGATCCCAAGGATCATCACAGGGTCGACGTGGGGCGATATTCCTGTACGGTGAGCACCGGGCCGACCTGGGATACACAACGCAAAGAGGAATATGAGACGTGGATGGAGTTTCTCGCGAAAGCTCCTGAACTGGCTCCTGCGTTTCTGCCGGTGGTTCTGAAGTGGTCGGATACGCCTGGAGCCGACAAACTGGCCGAAATAGCAGGTGCACTGGCACCGCCGGCGGTTCAGGCGATTCTGAAGGGTGAACAGGCTCCAGATCCGCAGGCTCAGGCGCAATTAGCATCGGCACATCAGCAGATGCAAGAGCTTCAAGCCGAGAACATGAAGCTGAAGTTCGACGCCGCGGCTAAAACACAAGAGCTGACGATGAAGCACTCGACTCAAATTGAAAGCAACGTAGTCGATCTGCTAAAGGCTGAAATTTCTTCCAAAAATAAAGAGACAATTGAGATGGTACAGCAGCAATTCGCTGCGTTTGGGCAAATGCTTGAAATGTGGCAAGGGCACGCCGAAATCGCTCAGCAACATGAGCACGACATGGCGAAGGGCCAACAGCAAATCGACGCCGCGAAAGATGCACAAGCTTCAGATCAGGTACACTCGACTATGCAACAGCAGGCAGCCGCGGAACAACAGCAATCAGAAGGAGCAGGACAATGAAGAAACTGACTTTCGCAATTCTCTTGATCGTGGCCGCTGCGCTTCCCGCGCGCGCCCAAGTCGCTCGTACCTGTTCAGCAGGTGCGGTAGACGCTAATCGTCACGTTGCCGTGAAAGAAACCACGCTTTCAGGAGCGGCCGAGAAGATCACAGTTCAGCAGGCGTCCGGAAACGCATCAAAGCGCGTCACGTTCGAATGCATCGACGTGCGATGCTCGGTGGCCTGTGAGATTTTCTTCTACCAGAATGGAGCGGCAGCGACCACCACAGCCTTGACGATCAGCGACATCAATCTTAGCCCGTCGTCGACTGCGGCAGCGTTTTCCTCAAGCAATGGAGGCGGCAGCACGGCGTATCGGGCGGCATACCTTGAATCGGCAGGTACTGTCGTATTTGACGCGACAAACGTGTTTTTGCCAGCCAAGGCAGGAGCTACGGCCAACTTTAGCGTAGGGACGGCTTCGATGACGGGAACTGTACGTATCCAGATCCAATGGATAGAAAATTGATGACAAAGGACGTTTCTGTGTTATTGTTTCTGAAAGGGATACATGGCTGAAGAGACCGTTGAGAGCACCAAACCGCAAGACGCCAAGACGTTCGCGGACTTTCAAGCCTCTCCCGAGGTACAACAGATTTTAGGGGTATCGTCGACCCGGGTTAAACCCGAACCGGCGCCACCGGCATCGCCAGCCGTTGAAAAAAAGGCGGATGACCCACCTGAACCTGAAAAGGTTGAAGCCACTGCTACCCCAGGTGAAGCAGACGACAAAGCAAATCAGGTTAAGAGAGATCGAAGCGCTGAAGGGCGCGTCAAAGAGGCTTTAGCTAAATCCAAAGCTGCCGAAGAACGGGCCGAGCGGCTCGAAAAAGAGATTGAAGAATTGCGTAAGGGGACTCGCAAACCCGAGGAAACCGTTAAAACAGAGGCAGTCAAGGAGCCAGCGAAAGATGGTCCGCCGAAATTGGCGGATTTTACGAGCGACGCAAAGTACAAGACGTACGATGAAGCGCTCGAAGCCTACCAGGATGCGCGTGATGAGTTTCGCGATCGCAAGGCCAGCGAAAAGGCGGCGGCTGAGAAGGAAGCGGCGGAAGCCAAAACCAGGAAAGCCGAAATCGATAAACGCTTGGAACCTGCAAAAGCGAAGCATTTGGATTGGCAAGAGAAGCTCGACGAAACCGCAGCCAAATATCCTCAGTCGGCGAATGACGGCATGACAGCCGCGCTGAGGGATTGCGAGGACATGGGCGAAATGATGTACCACTTCGCGACTCACCACGATGAGTTTGAGAGGGTGGTATCAATGGAACCCAAAGCTGCGTATCGGGAAGTTCTTCGAACCGAAATCCGATTGGGCGCGAATCAATCTTCAGAACCTGATAAACAAGAGCCAGTTGTTTCGAAAGCTCCAGCACCGGCGGAACGGATCACCGGCGGAGCCCGCGGGAGCGAAATTACTCCGGACAAAGCGCGAAGCCAGCGTGAGTTCGAAAGTAACTCGGAAGTCCAGCGGATTTTGAAACAAGCACGTTAACCCCGACTGTCGCGAGATAGACGGGCAACCGTAGTCGCAGAGCCTTTTTGAAGGCATGATTGCGGTTCTAGCGTCGTGAGACGCGAGGAGATCGCCCATTATGGCGAACGCGCTGCTTACCAGCCAGGTCATCACTCGTATGCCCTTGGCGGTTCTGAAGAACAACACTGTCGCAATTCCGCAGATGACGCGGGATTACGATAAAGAATTCGGCAAAAAGGGCGACAAGATCGGCGATACCGTCTATGTCCGCAAGCCCGCACGGGCAATCGGGCGCGACGGCTCCGGTTATGCGCCTGAACCAATGATCGACACTGAGGTACCGATTAGCATCACTCAACAGTCGGGTGTCGACTTCCAGTTCAGCACTGCTGAAAAGAAGTTGAGCCTCGACGAGATGTCGAAGCGGTACCTGATTCCTTACGGAATTGCGATCGCGAACAAGTTGGATCTGCGGGCACTGCAGATGGCCCAGCAGAACACATTCAACTTCGTGGGAACTCCCGGCGTAACGCCCGGGCTGAGTGGCTCGAATGCGTTCCTGACATGGATGCAGGCGGGTGCTTTCCTGGACATCATGGGCTTCCCGCTGAAGGGCGGCAGCCGATGCGCGTTCATGAACCCGGACGGTCGAGTGGGATGGGTAAGCTACAATTCTGCGCTGTTTAACAATCAGACCGAACTCGGTGAGCAGTGGAAAACCGGGCAGGTCATGGGCAATCCGCTGGGCTA